GGCATACGAGATACATCGGTGACTGGAGTTCAGACGTGTGCTCTTCCGATCTGAAGCAGGGTACCGATATAAAGAATGTCGGTGTAACTGTCACCGGCTTTACTGACCGCCTTGAAGTACCAGTTTTCCAGCTTTTTTCTTTGTTCCGGCGTCCTGACGTTCTCATCGTTTTCAATATCGTCAAGAACAATCAGATCGGGACGCCAGTTGCGGTGTTTTCGGCCCCGTATTTTTTTCCCAGAACCGATAGCCTCCACCTTGATGTCGGTAGAAGTTAGCAACACATCATTGCGCCAAACCTTGCCCACCAGGTCGCCGAAGTCCTCACGAATAGCCTCGTTTTCCTCCATCTCTTCCCGGATATTTTCCAGGAAGCTTTCCGCCTGGTCTGAGGAGTCGGAAAGAATTAGGACGTAGTGCTTATATTCGTAAAGGACTGCATGGATGGTGTCCTTAAATGTGAAATTGGTGGACTTGGCATGTCCACGGGGTGCCGCCATTCCACGTTTGCACCCCGGCATTTTGCTTATTGTTTTGCCAACTTCCTTGAGAAGGGCAGACAGATTCTTTAATACTCCGTCTTTCCAAATTGCGTCCAGTTCCCTATGAAAATTAGGAGTTTCCCGGCTGAAATAGTGGGGGAAGTATGCCTTCCCGAAGTATTCCAGGTCGATGGCTCCCAGTTTTTTTCTTATCCCGTGTCTACCGGTTAGGGGCTTCCCGTCCTGGTAGTCTTGTAATAGCTGTAAACGCTCCGGCGAAGAGTCCCTCTTGAGGTATTCCTCTATGAGCATTTTCAGCTCTGTTGCCCCCTGGTGCGCTTCCAGGTTTCGTGCCCTGAAGTCTTTTAAAATGCTCACTTGTCCACCTCCGTCCTTGGGCATAGCTTCGCCATCCGGCACCTTGTTCCCAAAAGTGTCAGTATTGGCTTTTGTCTGTTCTCGAAGCTTCCCGGCCCCGCCGAAACAGGTGCCGCTTTACTCCGATACTTGAATAATTTCAATCCCAAGGTCAATTTCTTTTGCTTCCTGGAAGAGGGTTATCTTGACCTTCGCTCTTCCTTTGCGTTTGTCAATCCTGATAATTTGGCCTTCCATGCCTTTTAACGGACCATCAATGACTTTGATTTCTTTGCCAATTTCTACCCTGGATAGTCCGACCAACTCTTCACCGCCGCACCACCGCAAGACATTGGCCATTTGGTTGTCCAGCACCGCAGCCGGTCCGTTAGGGCCTAAAAAATTGAAGACACCAGGTATTCCCCTGGCCGCATAATAGTTTTTCTCATCCAGCTTCATTTGCACAAAAACATAGGACGGGAAAAGGATTTTAATGACTTCCTTCCAGATACCCCGGTGTCGTTCTTTAATTTTTCTCCTGGGTACCAGGGCATTTGTGCCAGGAAGGTCTCGAAGCAGTTTATCCTTGACGGTTGTTTCTTCCCCGGTCATTACATGGAGCACGTACCATTTCATTATTCATCAGCCTCCAGTCTTTCAGCCACTCTGTTGGCCACCTGGATCAGCCTTTCACACAGTTCAGGTTCTACACCTTCAAGCTCTGCATATACTTCTTTCTTAAACTCCGCCAGGGCAATTTTAGCTTTTTCCGCCAGGGCAGCCCGGACCTTGTCTTTGTAAATCTTAGTCCTAGAGAGGGCCACCATTACCCTGGCCGCCTTATCCAGGGGCATGTCATCCCATTCCTCCTGGGCCTGGGCGAACTTCTTCGTTAACTCGCCGCTCATTATCTGGAGTGCCCCTTCGGTGTAGTCGGCATCCGGGTTTTTCTTGATAGCCTCAACCAGTATCCTGGTTTGCTCCTGGGCCTCCAGCAGCCTTTGGGTAGCGTTATTGGTCCGCAGCGCATACCTACCAATGGCGCTTTTTGAGATGTTATGCCCCTTGGTCTTCAGGTACACGGATATATCCGTGTAAGTGTTGCTGATATCCAGGAGCATGGACTCAAGTTTCACCTTCAGTTCTTCCGGCAGATCATCTACCTTGGACCTTGTTCTTGTCCGTTGTCTTTGCTCACCCATTAGATATCAACCCCTGGGTCGCTGATTGTATCTTCAATCAAGTCAACCCCTTTAGCGGTTAGGCGAATGGCACCGTCATTGCGGTACACATTGTATGAGTTGACATTCTTGCTCACAAACTGGATGTACCCTTTCTCTTTGAGATAATCCAGGTGCTTGGATATATCCGGGGAAACGATTAGCCCATCATTAAGAAGGGCGTTAACAATTTGCTTGCAGAGCAGGGTGTTTTGGTTACCTCGTACCAGCGCACGCATGATGTAGCCGCGAATGGCTTTGTTTTGTTTGACCTGAAAATCTCTATCATCCAACCTTAATTCCCCCTCTCTGTCATGCGGTCATATATTTTATCAAGCTTTTCACCCACTTTATCAAAGTTGGTGCCTACGTTATTCATTGCCCGGATAAAGTCCTCACGGGTCACATAAATGAAGGGGAGGTCGCACTTTAAATCATCCAGCTCCTTTTCCAGTACATCCAGTTTGCCGTTGAGTTTATCTTCCACGTCCGACACCTTTTTTGAGTTAGCTTTAATTTGCTCCTTTAGTTCGGCCACCGTGATTTTAAGAAAATACCCGATGATGCCTATTCCAATCATGGTGGCCGTTTGCAGAATCCAGTTCAAGTCCATTTAGATAGCACCTTCCTTGATTTCCAGCACTTTAGCTTCAATGGTGTTCCTGATATAAGAGTCCATGTCACCCAGGGTAGCCTTCAAGGCATTTATGTATTCCGGCTCCATGGTACTAATGATTTCATCAAATGCCGTTTTTGATAGCCCAATCAGTTCTTCTTTACTCTTGACGCCGTCTTTGACTGCCTGCCGCATTTCCTTGGCCACGGTTTGTTCGAGTTTTTTGACAGTCTTTGCGGCCACATCATCCAGCCGCCAGATAGCCTCATGGATGAGCTTGCGTTCCTCCTCGCTGTTGATTTTATTGGTCTCGGCAACCAACTTGTCTGTTACCTTTCTGATGCCGTAGATGGCATAGGATGCTAACAGGGTTACTATCGCTAAAGCCAGGTTGAATAAGAAGTCTTGCACCAATCCTTCCACTTGTCATTCCTCCTTTCGTTTAAAATAAAAAATACCGGCAAGGCTTTTGCCTATACCGGTATTTTACTAATTTATTCCTGAAGTTTATATTCCAAGCACTTCTACGAATTGGCTCTTATACGGCCTCTTCGTTACTGAAATCAAAGAGGGATATTTGGCCCTCATGATGCCCTGGTCTGCAGATTTCCATTACCCAGCGTTCGCTCAAATTATACTTCTTGGCAAGCTCGGCGTGATTGTAGCCGTTAAACTCCTTTTTGATGTTGATATCCCTGGCCGGTCTTAAAAAGGAATCGGCTTTTGGTATATAAACTGTTTTCCCGCCTAGTATCTTGGCAAGCTTGATAAAGTTCTCAATGCCGATTATCTCGACCAGTTCTCTGTGCAGCTCTGGAATCATGTCCAGTGTCAGGTCGCTTATCCAGCTTTCTAGTTCCACCAGGATCACCCCCTATTATATACCGAAAACCGAATAATGGGAATGCTTTATTTTCCCAGCCCCACCACCCCTGTAATCACGGCAGCGAATTCTGCCCATGATACTTTGCTTTCCGGGTCGTGGTCGCTGGTGATTAAATTCAGCTCCTTCAGTTTTCGGATGTTATTTGCTCCCCAGTGTTCTTCCACCACCGGCTCCTGGAGCATCGTGTTCAGACGCTTTACAACATCATAGCCATATCCGTCACCCGGCCAGGCCCAACCGGCACCATTGGGATTGTTTTTGTAGCCCAGCCATTCCACATACTTGGCCGACCCCCTTTTGACCAGGTTAAACCTTGGATCAACGCATGCTTGTTTTAGTGGTTCGGTGGAAGCATAGGCTTTCAGGTGCTGAATTTGCGCCCTCACGCCAATCCTGGGAGTTTCAAAGATAGCTGCATCACCCTGGGCGTTATTGTTCAGGGCACCAATTCCAGCATAGTTGTTTTGCTCCGGCAGCACGATGCCGCCATATTTGAAAAAGCCAGTTTCCTTGAGTGACTGCGCCCAGGCCACATCACCCCTGACGCCTTCGATTTCGCCTTCCTCCAGGAAGATGGCCGCCAATTCTTCAAGAGAGCAGGAGGGGAGCTTTGGAGAACCGTTACCCTTCATGGCGCAAGAGACCATTTGAGAGACATGGGCCTGGGCCTTGCCCATGATAAGAGTAAGGTTCTCCTGGCTCTGCTGTGGAGCGCTATCCTTCCAGGTGATGCCCAGGAAGGAGGCGGCACCCTTTGCAATCCCCATGGCCGCCTTATCCAGGAAGGCGTCATCCTTTAGGAGCGCTTCCTCGTTTGGATTGCAGATAAAGCAAACCTCCGTCAATGCTGCAGGCATGTTCGTTTCACGGAGCACGGCAAAGTTTGCGAATTTTGCGCCCCTGTCCGGGAGCTTGATGGCTGCAACCAAATTGCTCTGTACGGCCTTTGCAAGCTTCTCTCCCTGGCCTCCGGCAGCATAAGCATAGGTTTCCGTTCCTGTCGCAGCGGCAGAGGATGCGCTGTTGATGTGAATACTCAGGAAGTACCTGGCCTCTGCTTTGTTTGCCATAGCGGCCCGGTCGTTCAACTCAATAAAAACATCCGTTGTGCGGGTGTATCCCATTTTGACACCCTGGGCAGTCAGTAAGCTCCCGACCTTCAAGGCCAGTTTCAGGGTAATGTCCTTTTCCCTTACTCCGGTAGGTCCGACAGCCCCAGGGTCTTTGCCCCCGTGCCCAGGGTCAACCATTAAATCTAACATGCTTTTTTCTCCTCCTCTTTCTGATTAATAATTTTTAAGCACCCAATAACCTCATCCATGGACACGCAGATATAGGGTGTCATTTTATACATCAGCTCAGGCTCTCCATTGGCCAACAGTATAACCGTTGGCTTTCCGGCCCCAATCGCATACCCCCCCTCCAGGTGAGCGCTCCGGCCAGAAGTAAGGACCAGTACACAGGCATCGCATTCCGATAAAGCGTTCATGTCTAATGAAAAGCCAGCTTCAGCGATGGGATGACTTAGATGTTCTCTAAACTCTTCCGGTGTCCATTGCTGCCAGTTCTGGTCTACCTCCGACCAGTGAAAGCCCTGGTTGCCCGGTGCCGGATTTTTAAAGTCGTACACCTCAAAGCCCTGCTCCCGAAGTATGCTTACAACTTCCTGCTGTACTTGATTTCTCCAAGAAGATGCTACATAAATTTTCATTTACTCAATCACTCTCCTTTTGTTCTCTTACTAATTCAATGGTGCTGTTGTTCTTGATTAAATGGCTTTTCAGGGTTCTGAAAGATGTCCAGTATGGGGCATAATAGGTGTAGCTGGCATCTGGATCAGGCAGCCCGGCTTTCTGGCGCAGTCGCTTCGACATTTTCTTGAGTGACGCTTTCTGCTTTTGAGAGAAAGCGGACTTTTTCACTGGTCGCAAGAACCGCCGCCGTTCTTCGCAGTCCTCGCCCAGCCATTTCATTTTTAATTCGCCGTTCACGTAAACCAGGATTCCGTTTTTAAACTGGTCAATGCGCTCCAAGCGCAGAGCAACATCGTAGCCGTCACAGTTAAGCCGAACGGTCGAATAAAAGGACTTCAGGTGCTCCTCGATTTCTTTCCACTCTTGTGCAGTTATACTACCAACCTCCTTCATCGGGTGGACTATCGTCCACCCGACCAGATTACAGGTTTTCAGATTACAGAACTACGAAAGCGGAGCGGAACCCGAGGCCCGTGTTCACGTTCGACCGGGGGTTGTCCAAGTACAGCGCGAAGACCCCAGCACCGGACGTGTTGTCCCAGCCGCCACCACGAATCGGCAATCTCTCCCCATTGTTACGGGCATAGAAGGCGTCTGCTCCATGCGATGAGTCAATTGGAAACAACCCTAGTGTTTTTAATAGGGCCGGGATAGTTACTTCTGCTTTTGCGGTTAATGTTTCAAATGTTACAGACGAATACCCATAGTCAACCTGGCCACCCGGCACATACATTGGGTTTTCAACTACCGTGTTTATTCTCGGGTCTCCGCCAACATCATGGGAGGTAGTGGTGGAATCGCCTGCGGTTGTGTTATCAACCTTTAGAGTGTCCGCCGTCCCAGGGTCAACAAGATCGGAAG